CCCAATATTTAGGTTAGAAGCCAAGGGTTATTATGGAAAAATATTAAGGTATGAAATGCATTTAGTTAATTATACCACTGAATTTACTGCAACTAACGGTAATTTTTATATTGATGCCAATTTTGTGGCTATGACTTTTGCCCCATTAACAGATGTATTGTTTAGATATGTTGTTAATTTTCCTTTAATAGATAATCCAATATCCATAAATTCAAATACCAACGAACCCCCAAAAAATACTTATGAATTCATAAAAAAACTTGAAAATTTATATTCTGCGGGTGTTGAATCTATAAATAATGATGTTGATAATAAAGAATATAAAAAAACAATAGAATCTATTGAAAAAAAGAATTTATTAATAGGGATATTAAGAAATTTTATAAATAATGAAGGGTTGAAGGAGATTGGTAATCCATATCTTTTAGTAAAAAATGACTTTGATGATGCAAGTGGTAAAAAAGATGGAAATAAATTAACAAAACTTAATAATCTTGGAGAATACGATAACATAATAAAGGGTGAATCCACAACTGGTCGTCCATCTTCAATTAAAAATAAACTATATATTGTTACTTATTTTGGTGATTATGACGATAATGTAATTCTTAGTGATACCGATAAATCAAGATTAAAAAAAGCAATTGAAACATATACTACCTATCGTAGGGGCTTGATTGTCGATGCTGCGTCAAATTCCAATAAGAGTGAAAGCGAATATGAGGATGAAATTGTATCAGCAATTGATTTTGATTGTAAATATGATGTAAACACTAGTGCAGATAAAACAAAAAAGAATGCTAAATATGTCGGTATTGATGTAACTGATTATTATTTAAATTTATATTACGGAATTATTGAAGACGGTAGAAAAAAATCTGAACTCTTAAGATCCGTCAATGACAAAATGAATAATACTGTTTGGAAAAATTTGGGTATGCTTCCTACAATATATAATGTTTTTAATATAATATTACATGATGTTGATACATTTTTTTCTATATTAAGAGATGCCTCGTTGAAAGCAGAAAATCACCATAGTGTCACAGATGCAAAAAGTGTAATAAAAGGAGAAAATTATAAAGATTTTAATGGTGATAAAATTTATGCTTTTCCTCAATTTGTTGAAACTTATAATCAGAACAATAATATAAAAAAGGAAAGGATTGCTCCGATAAACATTAGTAATCAAATGTCCCCAAACATATTTCCAGAAATAAAACTCATTGATGATTTTATTAAAACATTTCAAAAACAACAAGTAGTATCAAATTTATTAAATAAAAAATCAGAAATGGGCGAAAATGGCTATAACATCTGGATGCCTATTTCTCCTATTGATGCCGCTAAGTATGGGGGTAAGACTAAAGATTCACCATATATTAATATTGACCCATACGGTAATGTTATTTCAACATCTGAAAAAAGTGCAATGAATTCGGCGATTGAAATATTAATAAAAAGATTTTATGCATTATCACAAGCAACAATACCAACAACATTTTATGATTCAGAAGAATCAACAGATAAAACTAATTTAATTAAAATGTTTGCACAGGCTGAAGCGATTAATTTGGCAATATCTTTACACAGCACATCACTATGTGACAATTTTAAGAAAAATGCAGATGATTGGGGCTTAACCGTTGATAATTTTTATCAGTATTTAAGTGATGTCCAAAATGAAATTTTCGTTTACAATAAAAATTATGTTGATGTATCTAATTCTTGTAAAATTTATATCAACAAAGAAAATACAAATTATGAAGGATTAGAATTTACGGACAGTGAGATAAAACTACAAATTGAAAATCCCAGTAAGCCCCTTGCAGAGTTTTCAAACATAAATAAAAGTAAAATTTATCAATTTTTTAAAAATACTGATATCCAAAATAACTATAAATTTACTGATGATAATCTTTTTTATGCTTCAGATGTCACTGAACAAAAAACTAAATTTATAGCACCCACAGTTTTAGCTTATTTTGATAGTAAATTACAAGAGTTATTGAATGGGGGAAATGCTATTACATCTAAAAGTGGGATCAATCCCCAATATACCCATGTCCCTACTTGGTGGAAAACAGAATTGAGTTTGATTATGGGAGATCCTAACATTTCAGGTGTAACAGAATACTTAATAAGTAACAATAGTATCGGCAATTTAATATTATTATCTAATTTTGGGCTTGCTTTAAGCCCATTTAATACGGATCATAATATTAATGGTGCTATTTTTAAAATACCCGCTTTAGTTGAAATGCCCGCATATTTACCAGCATATTTAGGTTTGTTGATAAATATCAATGAAGATGTTGAACTATATAATGAAGTTTACGATTTTTATGCCACAGGGTATGGATATGAAATAGGACAAGGAGGATATCGCATATTTGCAGATTTGCATGATGTAAATATGTTATCTCTAAATGATAAGAAAAAACTTCAAACTGAATATGAAAATTTTATAGATAATAACATTAAAGGGATTAATATAGCAATGAGTAAATTAATTGATAAAGTAAAAACCGGGGAAACATTAGATAATTTGTTTGAAGTTCCTGCAAATACAAACAATATTTTTAATCCACTTTTACAACCAACAGTATTGGTTAATTATGGTGAAAATACGTTTAAATTGGGAGACTATACAATTCCATCAGCATACACTTCTTTAAAGGATCTTAACGTTAACGGTGTGAATAAAAACATTAATGATGCGTTTTTTATAGAATTCTTCACACAACTATCAAAAAATATTGATATTGTAAAAAATGCTGAGGATAAAAATACCAATTTGTCGCATGATAAGGATATTATAACCCAAATGTATTATTCCTTAAAAAATATAAACGATAAATGGTTAACAAATCCAAACAACGATCCTAATAATACTGGTGGTTATCCTTTTAACCCCAAAGGAAAGAATTTGATAGATTCTTTTGCTTTTGTTGATAGGGCTATGTGCCCAATTGGCGATACTATAATTAATTGTCAAATGTTGATCGATTTATTAAATGATCCAAATGCCACACTATATACAGTCATATCACAACTATTATCAGCAAACGGATTTGAATTTTTCCCATTGCAAAACTTCATGTCTTTTATTGATGTGAGCACCAATAAAGATAATATCGAACAAATTAAATATGATTGGGAGAAATCGTTTAAAATAGATACTAGTGGTATTTGTGACAGCGTACCTGCTTTTGTTTGTATGTATATTGGTGGAACGTCCAGCTATCCATCTGGGGTTGGTAATAACAATAATGGGTTTGTTGATGATAGTGTTGATGATATAATGTCCCCGGATTTAACTGATTTTCATAGTTCTGCGTCTAATGTAATCAATGAAAACGATAAACAGGAAATAAATAACACTAAATTTCCATATAGACAAGTCAGAGCGTTTAGAGTTAGATTTGGTGAACAAAATCAATCAATGTTTACTGGTTTTGGCGTTGATAGTAAAGAATATCCTGAAACCAACGAATCAATTCAAATATTGTCAAGTTTAGCTGGGGACAATAAATCGCAATCAGTTCCCAAAGCTCAAAATTTATATAACCTATACGAAAACAGATCATATAAAGCAACCATTGAAAGCATGGGAAACATGATGTTACAACCAACACAATATTTCCAATTAGAAAATATTCCAGTGTTTAATGGTGTTTATATTATATTGGATGTGGAACATATAATCACAGCTAATAAAATGATGACAACTTTTTCAGGGACAAAAATATTAAAATACCCAATACCCAGAGTTACAAGCCCTGCAGCTATTTTTGGTTTTGAGGGGGGCGATACTGATGACACAAGTCTTGATCAATCATATGATAAGGTTACTATGGGGGTTGGAACGGCAGCCAATCCCGAACAAGCCAAATATAATGCAATGTACACGTTAAAAATATAAAAAATGGCATATAAATCAATTAGAAAAGAAGGGGAAACTTTTATTAACCAAGTTTGTATTAACGGGGGTAGCGATTTGCTTAAAGGCAAATCATCAAGTTCATCATTATCAAAAGAAACTACTATTGTTTATAAGGGTAGTGTTATTAGTGACGGTAAAACCCTTGCAATAGCATTAATAAATTGGTTTAATAAATATGCCAATATGTTTGATCTGGATGCAAACATTATCGCCGCACAAGCGTATGCAGAATCTAATTATGTAATGTATGCCAATTCTGGTGCAGCAACTGGTGTTAATCAATTTCAATATCTGACCATTTATGGTGTTGTTGTCACCAACAATGGAAAAGCAATATTAGAAAATTCAAATACATCTATGACTATTGGCGAAATTGATGTAATAACCAATGGATTAAAAAATCCCGATATTAAAGAATCTTATGATTTAAAATCTTCAGATCCAACCGATGCGAAATATAATATACCAATATTACATCAAAATGTCGTTGATAATCCTGAAATAATGATTAAAGCACAATGTTACTATATGAAATTTTTTGCAGATAAATGCGATTCGTTGGCAAGTGGTACATTATTTTGCTATAGTAGGGGTTGGTATATGGATAATACATATAGCAAAGTTATTAGTAAATGTAAAGCAGATAAAAGTGATATTTATTTAGAAGAAGGTTTAAATTATGTTGCAAGAATTTTTGGTATTTTAGGGGATAAGGGTAATTCATTAGAAAATAGAAAAGGTTTTGGATTGAATTACAAATTAAGAAATCATTATTTTGGATATGATGAATTAAAGTTAATGGAAGATTTTAACCCCTATCAATGTAATACTGAAGAATCTTCAGAATTTGGATTAAATGAATCTGATTTTCAGAAAGATATGGTGGTAGAACAACTTTCAAAAAATTCTAAGTATAGTTTTATTTATTTTCCTGAAAAAGATTATTATAGCAAAAAATATGAAAAGAAACAAATTGTTTTGCATCATACAGTATCAGGTCCCGGTATAAAAAATGATGCCCAATGGTGGGAAAGCAAAGCAGAACGTATTGCAACCTCATTTATTATTGGTAGGGATGGCGAAATAATGCAATTATTTTCTACCGATTATTGGGCACACCATATTGGCATACAAAGTTCAGTTTTTAATGAATATAATATTACAGATGTCGATAATGAATTGTTAAATCAACAATCAATTGGAATTGAAATTGATTCATGGGGGGGATTGATTAAATCTGATGGAAAATGGTATCCTACAAAAAATGATGTTAATAGACAATTATTAATAGCAAATACTGATGCAGACCCCATAAGCAATGAAAATGTTGTTTTATATCCTGAAGGTTATCACGGTTTTTATGGATTCGAAAGATATACAGATGCCCAAATAAATGCAGTTAAAGACGTGATAAATGCAATAAGAACCAAATGGGATAAGATACCTAAAACATATAACGAAGATATGTGGGATGTGTCTAAAAATGCGTTATTGGGCAATGCCGGAATTTGGACACATGTTAGTTATAGAATAGATAAGTCTGATTGCCATAAACAAGATAGTTTAATCCAAATGCTAAAATCTTTGTAAAAAGTTTGGTTGATAAAATATTTTATTTTATCTTTGTGGAATAAAAAATAATAAATATGAGAAAACTAACTGGAAAATGGATTCTAAAAAAAATAAGAAGAAGCCGCTATAAATTAATGGTTGAAGTTGAAATATTTGGAGTATGAAAGAAGAACTAAATTAAGTAAAAACATATATAATGAAATTAATACAAAATAAAGAACGCATTTACTTTAGGTTTCAAATCCTATTTTGGGGTAATGACATCCAATAATGATTGTTATCATTTATGGATGGGAGATTTACAGAAATATTTAAGAGATGTTCATAAATTACAAGTAATTGTTATTCCATTTGCTGAATATTCTACTAATGAAGAATCAAAAACTAATTATCATTATTTTGTCAATCGTAAATGTTTTTATGGTTTCGTAGTTAAAGAAGGAAGAGGATATTTTTCATACGAAAAAGCACTTGAAGCTGGATTATTAAAAGGATTAATTCTAATAGAACAATCTTAACCGTTCAAATCTTTTTTTAATTCATATAAATCGATAATATCATTATCAATAGTATTTTTATTATAGACCATATTTTTTATTTTGTTTATTGCATTTGAAACGTTTTCTTTAATACTATCTTTATTCATATTCTCCAATAATTGGAGATTTTCAACTTTATAATTTTCAAGGATTTCTTTTTTTTCTTTTACTTTTGATTTAAGCAATGTTTGTAATAAATTTCTATCTGATTCATCCAAGGAATCATATTTTTCGTTGAATTTTGAAACAGCAATTTCAATAACATCCTCATTAATACTCTCAACATCCAATTCATTATCATTTGAAATATTTTCATCTAATGTTTTTGGAGTTTTCACATGATTTATGACTTTAGTAAAAGCTTCATGTATTAAATTAACATTCACATCATTATAATCTATTAATGATTGTTCGATTAAAACATCAATGGCATCATATAAATCATAATTATTAACATCTTCAACATCTGCATCCTCGTTAACAAATCTCTTTAATTTATTTTTTTCTTCATTAATTTCATCTATTGTATATATTTCAAATAATTTAATGTTGTTGTCAATATAGCGAACAGCAATTGCATCTTCAGAAATATGTTTATTTTCAATATTATTGAAAACCTTAAATTCTAATTGTAATATGGGGGAATTTTTTATAACCTCTAAAAAGTCATAAGCAATCTCCTTAGATTCTTTAAGTAAATTACTTTCAAAATAAGAATCTTTTAGTTTATTTGAAACTAAATAATTAACAACACCGATATTAATATTTTCCATATTCCTTTTCTATATTTTATTATAAATACTTTAAAAAATAACAAATACTAATCTTCAATTATAGATAAATCAACATCTTCTGATTCATCCAATCTCTGATTCGTATTTAAATTATTATTGTCTTTTAATATTTCATCAATTTCACTTATCATGCTCATGGCATCTTTATTTAAATCATCATTAATCTTATTGTTTTCAATAATTATTTTTTTATTTTCTTGTTTAACCCTTATTTTGGAACTATCAATGCCAACCATTTTTTCGAGCAAATTAGTATAATCTTCATCACTTAATTTTTTATTGCTTTTACTTTCAGCAATAGGTGCACCAGCTTCACCACCACCTAAATTTCCACCCATATTCGGAGCACCTCCAGTACTAGTACCCGGTAATTCTCCGCCACCTATTTCAGGACCGCCAAGATTCTGCATAGGAGCACCTCCACCAGGTAAACTACCCCCTTGAGCATTACCCACTTCTGGTGTTGTATTAAGCGGCATCCCTTCAATAGGTTCACCATATTTGTCATCAAGAGATTTAAATAATCCACTCTTTTTTATGATTATAGGTGAATCTTGAAGTTCTTGCATCACAACCCTTTCCATTTTTTGTTGTTTTAAACCTTCAACTATTTCACGGTCACTCTTATTAAAAATCAATCTCTGCGCTTCAACATGCGACATTGCAGCAATACCATTTTCTGTTCGGGTTAATTCAGTATATGTCTGTGCTTTATCACGCATTAATTCAGACTTTAATAATTCCTGTTGCGTAGAAGGATTTGTTAATGTCAATGTAAAATCTTTCAAATCTTCTCCAGAATAACCAAGTAAATATAAATGAATTATAGCCATTTTATTTAACTCTTGAATCATAGCCTGTTGTATACGACTTACTTTTTTTGCAAACCTAATATCAAATTGTGCAAGATTTTTTCCACCTCCAGCAGCATCCTGCATCGATAAAAAAGGTCGCGGTATTCCAAGCGCAACTAACAGATTATCACGTAGATACTCTATATCACCAATATCACTTAAGTTACTGGCTCCTGGTAAAGTTTCAACACCTGTTTGAACATTTGCATTTCTTTGAGGAATAAAATAATCTTCATCATTTCCAACTGGATTGTACCTATAATCAATCTGTCCATTATTTTGAGATACTTGAGATACTTTTTTGAATTTGGTAGCAACTTTAGTGATGTATTCTTCAACATCATCATCATCAATATTTCCAACATCAATTTTAAATACTTTTTTTTCACCCGCACGAACTAAACGATAAGTTAACATTGCGTCTTCCACTAAAATTAGTTCGCGAACTGTTCTTCTAACTTTAGATAAAATAGAACAACCATAAGGAATAAATTTATCATCCCCAAGTAATCTAAAATGGGCAATTTCAAAAGAATTAAACATATCACCAGTCATTCTTTCTTTAAAATTAACGATGGGTTTACCGTTTTGTATTTTTTCTAATCTTTCTATTTCGTAATTAACCAATTGTTTAACATGAGTAATTCCATCACCCTTTTCCCCATATAAAAGGACAAAATTATCCCCATATTTACAATTCGAAACAAATACTCCATTCCTACAATACTCTCCATTACTATTTTTACTACAAATTGGAAAATTATGACGATCTTGTTCATTATTTGGACCAACCACTTCCATGCAATAAGCATCAAAAGAATCTTCTAAATATTCGATAGATACAATTTTATGATTTAATATTGTTCTTTTTTTTGAAATATTACATGCCTTTTTAAATATAGCATCATTTTTCAAGTCTGGTTTTATTTGGACAATAAAATCACAATATCTTAAATTTAATTTTCTTAAAATTAGAGTGCGTAATGTTTTTGAATTTAATGATTTTTTTAAATTTTTTCTTATTTTATCGTTTGATGCCTTAAATAAAATCATAAAATCTTCATCATTTTTTAATTCATGTGATAGTTTTATTGAACTTAGATAATATTCATGCTTTTTTATTGTTGCAATAATATAATTTAATGCGTCATCACTGAGATGTAATCTCATTTTTTCTTTAATAAAAGATTTATATTCTTCATTAGACCACAAATTCAGCATTTTATTTTTACGAATAGTATTATGTTTACTATGTAATTCACTGTTATTGTAAACATTAAAATATTCTGGATATTTTCCTGACATTTCTTTTGATAATCTTTTTCGCCTTGAATCTGAACGTAAATATTTATCAATTCCCCTCATTCTTTTTTTTACGACATCAGGTCTTTTAAATGTTTTCGTACCCCGCTCACCCAACTTATTATGATATTCTGAATGTTCAGAGTTACTCATTCTAATTAAATTAGAAGGCGAATTATCCAATTTATTAAAGTTAATATGATGTGTTACATACATATCATTTGTTTTACTTTCTTCATTTAAATTTATTATACAATCTTTCACTACAATTCTATAGGTAAATTTATGCTTATTGGATTTGGGATCATATATTTTTTCATAGCCTTTTATCTTATTTGCTTCTTTGGAAATTATTGTATAAAATGGCATTAAACTAACACCCGTTTCCAACTCATCTGCTCTTTTAAACGATCCATCTCTCAATAAAAATTCATGATCAGGTGTTGTTTCAACATAAGTACCATCATCGAGATTAATTTTTAAAATTTGAGTGTTTTCTCTCGTCAAATCGCACCAAATTATTTTTCCGGGTAATATTGTATTAGTATTATTTTGAATCGAATAAGTCCAAATTTCTTTTTCTGGATGTTCTTTTAATCTATTTGCAACTTCTTTAATTGATACAATTTCACCAGTTAAAAGAGGAATCATACTATCATATTTAACGGGCATATTCCTAGTCCAAAATGGTAAATTAACGTTAACATTTATGGTATCATAAAAAAATTCCTCTAAAAGAGTTTTAATCCTTTCTTTATTCGAATAAATATTTAACATCTTACCATTACTTCCAATAGTTGTTGCTTCTTCCATAAAAAGATCTAAAGCAGCTGCCACTAAAGGATAATTTTCAAATCCTTCTACATCAATATATAGTGGTAATCTTGCGGCTTCATATTGAAGTGCTTTTTGAAAACCCCTATCCGTAGTCCTAAAAAACTTATTTTGAAGTTCACGTTTTTGTTCAAGTTCCAATCCTTTACGATGGATTTCTTCAGGAGAATTACCTTTAATAATTACTTTAGTTTCTTTAGATGGTGAACTTGCAGATATTGATGGTTGTGCATCTTGAAAACCCATCCCATCCAAATTCAACATCTGATTTAATTGCTGATATATTGTTCCTTTTTTTATTTCGTTGGCCATAATATTATAAAAATTTATAGTTTATTATAAATACTTTAAAAATTTTCAAAAATGATTTATTTATGATAAATAGTTTGAAAAATAATTGTATCTTTGTAAAAAAATATATTATGGATAAAAAGGAAATTATTGAATATATAATAACTGACAATGTTGGTGGTAGAAAATCAAAAGAAAAACATTTTAAAAATTTTCTTAATAAGAATTATTTAGAAATAAATGATTTTAATTATAAACATTATTCTGCTCTTAAATTAGAATGGCGACAAAAGTTATATAACTATTTATATGACATTAAAGAAATACCGATATGTAAGAACCCTAATTGTTCAAAAACTGTTAATTATTACTTTAGTAAAAATAGGTACTATGATTATTGTTCTGTTAAATGTCAGACAAGTGATAAGGTGATGATTGAAAAAAGAAAAACAACAACAAAAGAACGATACGGTGTTGATAATCCTATGCAATGTGCAGAAATAAGAAAAAAAGCTTTAGCTACAAATAAAGAACGATATGGATTTGAAGATATAACTAAATCTCCTGAAATTCAAAAAAAAATAAGGGCTACATGTCAAACTAAATATGGTACTGATCATCCTGTTCAAAGTAAAGAAATTAAAGAAAAAATACAAAAAACCAATTTAGAAAGATATGGTGTTGCGTGCACATTATCCGATGAAAAAACAAAAGCAAAAATCGTTGAAACCAATTTAAAGAAATATGGTTTTGATAATCCAATGAAGAGCGATAGGGTGAAAGAAAAATTAAATAAAACAAATTTAGAAAAATACGATTGTATTAGATATGTTTTATCTGATGATTATAAAAAAATAATGGAAGATGAGAATAAAAAAACCACTGCAAAAATATATTCAGAAAAATTAAATATTACTCCTGACTCAATAATTGTTGAAGATGAATACTTAAGAATAAGTAATTATTGCTCAATTCATAGTGAATTTATAATATCTAAGGGAAATCTATGTAATAGGCTTGCATATGGTGTTACTAATATTTGTACTGAATGTAATCCCATATCAGATACAACATCAATTAAAGAAAAAGAAATAAAAAATTTTATTGAAGATGAATTAAAAATTCAAACACAAAAAACTAAAATAGAAAATAAAGAAATTGATATATATTTACCGGAGCATAAAATAGGCATTGAATTTGATGGCATTTATTGGCATTCTAACGCATATAAGGAAACTAATTATCATTTAAATAAAACTGAATTATGTGAGAGAAATGATATTATGTTAATTCACATTTTTGAAGATGAATGGCTACTAAAGTCAGATATTGTTAAATCAATAATTAAATCTAAGTTAGGGGTTATCGATAATAAAATATTTGCCAGAAAATGTGAAATAAAAGAAATTGATGCTAAAACTTGTACAGAATTCTTAATTCATAACCACATACAAGGTAATGTAAATTCCTTAATTAAATTAGGATTATATTATGATAATGAGTTGGTTTCGGTTATGACGTTTGGTCATTTAAGGAATGTACTTGGAAATAATAAGATAAAAAATAACAATGAATATGAAATGTTAAGATTTTGTAATAAATTAGATACCCAAGTAATTGGTGGGGCTGGTAAATTGTTGAATTATTTCATAAAAACATACAATCCAAAATCAATAATAAGTTTTGCGGATAGAAGGTATAGTAATGGCAAATTATATGAAAAGCTTGGTTTTAAATTTATAGAAAATACAGTTCCCAATTATTGGTATATAAAAAGAACCGGATTAAATAGAGAACATCGTTTTAAATATAGAAAGGATGTTTTAGTCAAAGAAGGTTTTGACCCTAATAAGAGTGAACATGAAATAATGAACGAACGTGGATATTTACGAATTTATGATTGTGGTAGTATGAAGTTTGAATATAAAATAACAAATTAAAATTATTTCACATATTCTACTATTTATTATAAAAATTTATAATAATGCGTAGATATTTATCTGACGAAGAAAAAGAAGAAGAAAAAAGGGAAAAAGAAGAAAATGCCACACCCGATCATTATTCTATAGTACCCTTTGATGTTCAATTAGAAAAGGAAAAAATTGAAAGAAGAAGAATTGCAGAAGAATTAAAGAAAAAGGGTAAAAAAATTGAACCGATTATAACAACAAAATCGGGAATAGTTAAAAAGGTGAGTTTGCTTAATAGAGGCGAACAAGAAGATGAAATAATTCGTTGTGCTACAGATCCAATATATTTTATTGAAACATATTTAACTATCTTTGATCAAACTCAAGGAACTGCAGGTTTAATAGTTCCATTTAAATTATTTGACATTCAAAAAGATTTAATACATGAATATCTTGAAGATAAATCAGTAATAGCTAATAAATATAGGCAGGCAGGCATCAGCACAACTACATGTGCGTTCATTGCTTGGCATATAATGTTTAATAAAAATAGATCGGTTGCTATAGTGTGTAATAAACTCGAAAATGCCAGAGATGAATTAATGAACGATGTTATCGATTTTATTGAAGGATGCCCCGATTGGTTAAAACCAAAAACAGGAAAAACGCCAGAAAAAAACTATAAAGATACTCAAAAATTAAAAAGATATGATAATGATTCGTCAATAGGTGCATTTTCAGCAAAAGGCGGTTTAAGATCTATGACCCCTACGCTAATTTTTTGGGATGAAGTCGCATGGACTGAAAAGGGAGATGTTTTTTGGACTGCAGCAAAACCAACTTTAAGCACTGGAGGTAAATGTCTTATGGTAAGCACGCCAAATGGTTTAGACTCAGTGTTTTACAAAACTTTTATGAATGCCAGAGAAAAAACCAATAATTTTATTGCGGTTGAATTATGGTGGTATAATGATCCTCGATATAATAAAGAATTGGTTTGGTTAAAAAATAAAGGCAAAACTAATGAAATTAAACTTATTGATGAAAATTGGACAAAGGAATATCGTTTAAAATTAGTTGAAGATGGGTGGGAAGCAAGTTCGCCTTGGTTTGAAAATCAAGTTAGAGATGCCAATGGTGATATGCGCAAAATATCTCAAGAAATTCTTTGTTCCTTCCTCGGCTCAGGTGATAATTTCATAGCAGAGGAATATTTAAAGAAAATTGAAGATGAAGATATAAAAATCCCTATTCGTCAAGAGTGCACTGATAGAAATATGTGGATTTTTGAAGATCCCATTATAGGGGAAGATTATATAATGGCTATTGATGCATCCCCCGGACATGGTGATGATAATTCAACCATAAACATATTAAAAACCATTGAAGTGATTGAAGAAAAAGTGGTGAGTAAGAATGGTAAAACTAAAAAAGTTAAAATAAAGCATCATAGAAGTGAGCAGGTTGCAGAATATTATGGAAAATTAACCCCTCAATCATTGGCAGAGATAATATATCAATATGGAAAAGCTTATAATGAAGCATATGCTGTTGTGGATGTAACTGGTGGCTATGGCATCCAAGCGGTTGAAAAATTATTGGATATTGGTTATAATAACGTCCATTATGCTGAAGTAACCCATAAGCCTACAAGGGATAGATTATGTGGTTATATAAAAAAGGGTCAGAAAAAAATGACAGATGGGACTATTATCAATGTTGATTTAATTCCGGGATTTTTTATTGGGAATAATAGGGCATCAGTTTTATTGGAATTACAAAGGACTATACATTTGGGGGATGTTATTATTCATTCCATGAGATTGTTGAATGAATTAAAGACGTTTGTGACCATTCCTGGTAATAGGGTGGCAGATCATAAGCGTTCATTCCACGATGACTCTATTATGGGTCTATCTATAGGGTTATATACTTTAAATTACGACATGGTTAAATACAAACAAAGTAAAAGTTCAACAGAGAAAATGATTAATGCCTTTATGATGATTAATGACGTTAATAAGAAAATAGAAAATCAAGACATTAAAAATAGATCATTAGTATCACCTAATAGTGTATCACCATTAAATCCTTACCAAGCAAATAGTTGGTTATTTAATGGAATTATTAAAAAATAGGATTTGGGTGTTCAACTTTAAGAATTTTTTTAAAATTTTCTAAAGTTGATATTCTCTTTTCATTCATAATCAATTATTTATGAGGTGGTACTGATATATAATAGTTATACACAATATTTTTTCCCACCACACCCGAATACAAATGTACAACTTTTTTTCTTATTATACGTAATAATTTTAAATTTGTTACTATTTATATTAAAATTAAATTATTGTGGCAACGAAAAAAATAACTTTGAATGAATTAAGAAGTTTGGTTAAGCAAATTATCAAAGAAGAAACTGAAAACATACATTTAGGTGCTCATTATGATAAATATTTACGTACAAACAATTATAATTCAAAAGAAATTAAGCCTCAAAAACCTGAATATGTAAAATCGTATTTAGTCATAAATAAAGAAAATGCCCCTTTATTTAAAGGTATTTTAAACATATTAGAAGATGGTAGGGCAATTTTCATTGCGAATTACACCACTTATTCTGGAGTTAAAAATCAATATGTAAATTTTTTCAATAAAGATGGGTTAGAAATAGTTCATAGCAATAACTCAACAAAAGAAGAAAAAAAATATTTTGAAAATAATTAACCCACCGCACAAAAATACTGTGTATAACAGCAAGTAAACCACATTAAAACGATGGTTTACTTGCAACCGTTATATTCAATAAAAAAATTA